ACTCAAAATGTCGAGCACTCCTCGTATGAGCAGCGGACGAACCATATGCCCGGTATGTCGTTCGTGGAAGCTGCAACAGGGTTGACCACGCCTTTCCGTGTGAACGCATATACAGCTTTGATGTGAGAAGAACTAATGAGCCACGTGAAACAGAAAATCCCAAAGGCTTTGCGAGAACAGGTATGGCTGTTGAAGATTGGTCGTAAGTTTGATGCAAAGTGTAACATCGTTTGGTGCACAAATAACATGACTGTTTTTGATTACCAGTGTGGTCACAATATGCCAGAGAGCAGGGGTGGCGCGATGACTGTGCAGAACCTTGTTCCTATTTGTTCGCGATGTAATCTGAGCATGGGCAACAAGTATACAATCGACGAGTGGAATGCGAAGTTTGCGTCGCCCGCAAGGACGTGGTGGTCATGCTTTCACATGAGATGGACTTGATAGTCAAATGGTGACAATTGTTACGATGTTTTTTGATCTTACTCGCCTTCCCGGATCAGCGCCTAGCACTCGTTCCCATGAGTTTTATATGAAGAATGGACGAGCGACACTTAGTGCACCTGCCCAAATGGTAATATATTGCGATTCATCGACGCGTCCGGAAATTCAAAAGATTCGCGAAGAAGTGTCTTCCCATCCGACTGTCTACGTGGAGAAGAACATTGGAGACTATGATTACTTTCAGATGCATTATCCTATAATAGTTGAGAATAGAAGACGATCAGTTGGTTATAAAGATCCAAATGAGCGCAACACACCGGCTCATTTTCTTACCACGATGTTCAAAATCCCCGCAATTTATCTCACAAATCAGCGAGGATATTTCCCAGAGTCGACGCACTATATGTGGATGGATTTTGGGTGTTCGCATATGGCTTTGGATGTGCCTGCCGGAATTCTTCCGATTATTGAGAATCCCCACCCAAAGATCTCATGTGGAGCCATTCACTATCGGTCGCGGCGCGAGTTATATCCAATGTCTCAATACTTACAGTGGGGTGGACCCTGTTCACTTGCAGGAACTATAATGACTATCCAGCGGGAATATGTTTCATTATTCTACACCGGAATGATGTCTATTTTTTACGAACAACTTCGAGAGGGTGTTGGTCATACAGAGGAACAGGCACTTGTATATCTATATGATCACCATCCAGAATGGTTTACTTTGTATTACAGCGACTATAGATCGTGTTTGACTAACTATCACAAAAGCGTCTATGATCATTCGACTATCCGAACCCATTTTATTTGTAATGCGCTCGCAGATGGACGGACAGATCTTGCTAGAGCGGCAGAGAATAGTCTTCACATTCAGTCATTAGCCAACCAATGAATGCGTTTTACATCAACCTCGATCGCCGCACGGATCGCCGCACGCAGATCGAATCGGAATTAGCCAATATGAAGATAAATGCAGAACGCTTTCCAGCAATCGAACATGTATTGCCTGCCATTGGTTGTACATCTTCGCATGTAGACGTTCTCAAACTAGCAAGGGATCGGGGGTATGAATCCGTTATGATATTTGAAGATGATTTCATGTTTATCATAACTAAAGATCAATGGGATGTATTGATTTTAAAACTTCCGCCGAGGTATGATGTTGTAATGTTAGCGTTTAATATGATATCTGATTCTCCATACGATGAAACATTTACTCGAGTAAATGAAGTTCAGAATGCAAGCGGCTATATTGTTCATTCGAGGTTTTACGATAGGCTGATTGCTCGCCTTGAAGAAGGACGTGACCTTTTTATTAAATCACCTCATCTTGACTGGATATATATCAACGACCAATATTGGAAAGCACTACAACCACAGTATGAATGGTATGCATTCAAAACCAGAATCGGTGTTCAGCGTCCAGGTTTCAGTGACTTAGCCGGTAAGTTTGTTAATTATGGTTCATAGTGGAATATTGAGAATAGAATCATTGTGATCCCCAGGATACCATGTGCATGACCAACCAAGACTTTCAAGATACCCCCATGTATTGACTTCCCATGTCAATTTTTGCATGGTTGGATATACTATGCAATGTAACCGATACATCTCACAAAGGGACACTGTGTCGCCAAGAAAGAATCCTCCGCAGAAACGCCAATTAACAACATCCCATACCACATGCGGTTTCCAACATCCTGGAAAATAGATACAACGGTCTGGATACGCCAATGTGCTCAGTCGCTTGAGTTGTTCTGAAGATGAATCGGATAGCACGTGAAAAATGTTGAAGTCAATCCATGCATAATGATTAGTTGAATGTTTCCCAGATTGAAGTGCTCGAATAACAAGCTCAATCTTGGAGTTCATCAATATTAAGAAGTTTCGCGTATCCTTTCCAGTTGCACGTGTTTCAGGCATTCCATTTGGTGACGCATGATATGTATCTAACTCATCTAACTCTATTGTTTCAATTATGCCATTTGTTACATGAATCTTATCACGATGTTCTTGACTGACAAACACGTGAAGACGAATTCCTGTCGCATTGAGTTTGTTAAAAAATTGGATTCGCGTTTCAGGACTTCGATATGAATTGCATTCATCGCGCAGATCTATGAACGCAGTTACAAATGTCACACTCATTGAATCCATTTATATGATCATGGTGTAAACAAGTATGCTTACCGTTGAATTTGCGGGGGGTCTAGGTAACCAACTCTTCCAACTCGCAGCCCTTGATCACATTGGCCGACGGACTGGGCGGGCTGTTGTGATTGAACGCCACTGCGAATCTGCACATTCAAAGGAGAACTATTTCAACTCTCTGTTCGGACACTGGTCAGTCGCTCGGAATCCTCTACAGTTTCCTTTGAATATCCAGGAATCCTCGTTCATATTTTCTGATTGGAGAAGTGCATTGGCTAATTCTCACAATGTTCGCATTCATGGTTACTTTCAGAACTGGCAGTATGTAGACGAATCCTTCAAGGAGCGACTGCAGTTCAACACAGCTGTCCTTTCAAAATACCCTGATATTGGTAACAAAGTATTTATTCATGTGCGAGGAGGGGACTATGTGAATCACTGGATGCATGATTTGAAGCTCGATGAGTATTACCGCAGAGCGATTGCAGAGTTTCCTGCCGATACACAGTTCGTCATCTTTACCAACGATGTTTTATACGCACAAGCCCGTCCATGGATCGCTGGAATTCAACACACCTTCATCCACGAGAACGAACTTGACACTCTGCTTCTCATGAGCAAGTGTGCTGGCTCTATCTGCCCAAACTCGACCTTCTCCTGGTGGGGTGCATTTTTGAACCCAAACAGAAAAATTGTGATGCCGGATAAGTGGTTCAACGATCCAAGTGTCTACATTGACGGTTACTTCTTTCCAGGTGTCATCAAATGTCCAGTGTAGGAATCTTGGGCGGAGGTGGTGCTGGCATAGTTCCGGCAGCACGATGCATCAGCACCTCGTCCCAGAACTCACGGAGAGCTGGAAGATGGCGAGGCAACCAGGTTGTGTCTTTGGGCAGAAACTCCTTCTTTGTGGACATCAGCTTCCAATAGATATACTGTGGCTCACGATCCGTCACCTCTGCCTGCCATTCCGATAGCAGCATACATGGAGGCTTGTAATCAACAGTCTGATCATCAAAGACAGCAAAGACTCCCTTTGTTTCGGTCGAGTTTATCCACTCCGACGAGAAGATCTGCTTGAACCGAAACTCTACATATTCGCACTCGTCAATGCCCGTGCACTCCATTTGCATCTGCATCTGGTGCACGTAGGCATCTGGAATTCCCTCAGTCTGTGGGCGCGAGATCGGGCACTTGAACTCCACAAGGCGACCACGTCGGCGCACATCATTTGGATCATTCGGGAAGATAATGCCGTCGGGTGATGCGCCAAGAAAGGTGTGAACAGAATGCTGGACACAGGATACATCCACGATTCTGCACTGGGTTTCAGCCTCATACATAGCCTTTGCAATTGACTCGAAACGGGTCCCCCAGATCAGGGCGGAAATGGGATGACCATCCTTGGGCTGAGGTGGTTCTAACTTGCGAATAATCAGGGAGCGCCTAGTTTCTCCTCCGGTAAACACACCGGAGACCTCAGAGGCTGTCACCATTTCACCACGCTTGGCATGCCACGCAGAGGTGCGCTGATCATTCATGCCGTAGACCCGGATCGTTCTGCGCACACATCGGTCACGAGTCCATGTATGTCCAAGCGGTCCTTTCATTGCCTCCTCGAGCGCCTTCATCACCTGTCGCTTCACAAACGTATACGACAGCGATGGCTCGAGAAGAGTAAGCAGCATGATCAAAGGGCGAAGACGTTTGTTGACTCGAGTATACGGTGGATCTTTGAGCCATTCGGCTACGACTGACTCCATGTTGCGTTTGTTTATGCGTCACCTCCGAAAACTCATTTTCAGTGCTGATACATAGGATCGATATGGAGACGATTCAGAGCAAGGAGCAGTGGGTTCTTCACCGCCTCGAGAAGTTCTATGCAGACCCCGATAATTTCCGCCGCGTGGAAGAGATTCTTACTGGCAAGTCTCGACTGAGTCTGCGCCTTCTGGATTGGTTTGTTACCAATTACTCAAAGAAGCATAATGTCTCTTTCATGGCTAAGGGAGACCATCATGTCATTGTGTATCTGGTCTACAAGTCGCACCTCAAGGCGTACAACAAAAAGATGTTTGACCCGTTCTGCAGATGGAAGCGCATCCAGTTCCGCGGGCTGGATACCACAGTGGGGCAGCTGAACTTCTTTGAGTGGGTGATTCAGGATGAGGTGCTTGAATATCTGGATGCAAATTACGATGACATCCACGCGGATATGGAGGCATGCTCTCAGGTGATTCAGCCCAAGGACGGTGAGCGTCGCAAGCGCCACGAGCTTAGTCGTTCGGCTACAAAGTCCATTCGCCACCACGATGTCACGGTAAAGGTTACATTCGAATAATCTGCCAACTGAACAATGTTCTCGACGATTGATCGGTCGGTTGTGTATCCGGTAGGCACGGACATTACAGAGCATGATATCAACATCGTATCCGATCTCTGGACGATGGCGGGGCGACAGGTATACCGGGGTGCACGTGATCCGAACTATACCCATGCGAATGTATATTGGCTCTATGAACAGGATGACCTAGATCGTGTTGGGTTGACTGAGCATGACCTCGAAGACAATGCGAAGATGGCGCTGCTGTGGTATAAGGACAATGCCTTTGGCACACTCCTCCAAGAGGATGGATGGGAAGAGGGTGAGACTTTTTGGAGCATGATCCCTGACAATGTTCACGAGCAGTGTTTGGCTGAAGGGTGGATCACGCCAACAACAATCCTTGAGCGATGTCTGCGTAGCAATATGCGCGTGGTCACGGTAGATATGTTAAAGAAGATGCCGATGGTTCACTCGTGCGAGAAATGCAAAAAGGTGTCTTTGACCCACTTTACATGTTCAACTGCTGCAGCACTAGACTTCCCTGAAAAGGAAAAGGTGTTTTTTATTGATGAGCGAATGATTTGTCACACCCCCCCGAA